TGATACCTATACGAATCTGACTTGAAATTAATTCTGCTTGCTTTGTAGATATTCCACGAAATGCTTTTTCTGCTACTTGACCACTTGGTAAAGTTATTGCAGAACCTTTAGCTGCAGTAAGGTTAAATGTTCTCTGTACAGTTGGTTCTAAATCAGTTGGTAATGTTAATATGTTTACTTCTGTTGGATCAGTAAAGACAATACTACGAGCAAAGTCTGGTGATATTTGTACAGAATTAACACCAACAGCACCTTTAGGTAAAACTCTTTCAAGTTGATCTTTTACAAATTCTGTTTGAAAAACAGCAAGACCTTGAAGTTCATCTGCCAAATAAACCGAACTTGCATTTGACCAGCTTTCAAGACTTTCTTTCATCTGTGCCAACATAGCTCTTATTCTTGCAACAGTAGCTGGTGCTGTTACTTCATCTATGGTTGCTAATTTATTTGTTAAATCTAAAATTACATTGTTGTAATTCGTAATAATCTGTCTTGCAACTTGGTTGCTGTAGCGGTTTAAATCAATCGCCTCTCTGTAAAAAGTCTCAGGTGTTGACATAAATTAAGCTGCATCTTGCTCTGGTTCTTCTGGTTCTGCTTCTTGTTTTGGCTGTGCCATTTCAACCATGCCACCAGTTTGTGTTGCTTCTATTTCTTCCTCAACATCAAACTCATCACCAAGAACCTCGCCTTCAGTCAGTTGGTCAAGTAATGTTTTTTGTGTAATGGATCCAGATGTGTAAAGAGTAAGAAGTGCTTGTATTTCTTGTGGCTCAAGTCTTTGTGATAAGAAGTCTCTATTTACAAAACAACTACCAGCTTCTGAATTTAAATACTGGCCATGAAACATTAAACAGTTATCAATCATGTCTTGCATCTGTTGAGCTACAACCATCATTGTTGAATCGCCTTGCGATCTATCTATTCGTTTTGCTTCTGCTGTTTCTGCCGATAGCTTTTGTCCTAATACTGCTGCAAGACCTAATTCATTTATTTGACTTTCTAATCTGTCTAACCTACGAAATTGTGCATCATAACTCTTGCCATCTGGCTCAATATATTCGGCACGACCATCTGCTGGAAATGCTATTGCTTCGCCGGGTCCAGCCGATACCTCCTCAGCATTTTGTGGAAAGCCATAGAAAGCAAGCATTGGTACAGCAGAGATATGTAATTGGTTATCAAGATCAGATTGTATTTGATAAGCTTTTAAATTTAATTCTGCTATATCTGCCATTGGTGGTCTTGATTCAAGAAGATTTACTCTATTTGAATATGCAACAGAAAAAGGTATTTTATCTAATGGCATTGTTCCTTCATCTATCTTTGTATATTTTCCAGTTTTATTTTTTCTATGAATTTCAAAGTTGCCGGGTGTAAGCAACCTTACTTGCTCAACAATTTTCTCTCCATATAAGCCATCTGGTTCTGATACTTTTTCAAGAAGTCTTAATTGTGTAAACTGCAAAGCACCTTCTACCATTTCTGTTCGCCAACCTAAAATATCTCTTGGTGTATATGTAACCCAATATGGTCTTGCATTTTGTCCTGTTGCTGGCGCATCTACCAGTACACCAACATGACCATAACGAATCATTTTTCTTGCAGTTTCATAAGTCCATACGTTGAGATCATTACCTTGTAAATCTACATTGAATAAATGTTCTCTAATATCATCTGCTGTATCGCTTAACCTTACTGGTTTACGAGTAAGCATACCAGCCAACATTCTTTCTAATCTTAGAAAGTAAGGTGGGCAGACAGACCTTGATAATCTATTGTCATAACTTTCATCAAGTTCCCTCGGTTCTTGCATTAAATATTTTCTATGTTTTGACCGCATTTGATATGTGCCACCAAGTAAATCTTCAATTAATATCCAATGTGGTTCTTGTTGGTACCAAGTATTATTAGGATCATTTATTTCTGTTCCTCTATTAGTTATCTGTTTATTTAAGTTGCTGTAGCCAGAATACACAATTCAACTCCGTTGTTTGTTTTTAGTTTAAACAATAATCTTAATAAAGCCTAATGCCAGTTTTGCGGCCAGCAGACATATGTAAGGGATTGAACAACCGCCAAGTTATGTAACCAAGCGCATCATTCATATGATCGTACCCTGCATCTTTGTCTGGTTCACCTCTTTCGTTATAACTTTGCAATTCTAAACATTCAATTAATTTAACAGCTTTTTTTGAAATCATTAATCTTGTTTCTTCTTTACCATTTAACAACAAACCTTGAACAGAATTTACTCTGTCTCTTACTGGTGGATTTGACAAAGCAGATTGATTTACAAATCCATAACTTTCTAATATTTGGATATCGGTCTTCGTAGCATTTGTACTTCTGTTTCCACCTGACGCATCAGGATAGATATATATTTTGTTGAAAGGGTATCTTGTTTTGATTTCCTTTGCAATGCTGTCAGTATCGTGGCTTTTTGATATTTCATCTATGACCATAAATTTATTACCTACTGCCACACCAATTACTGCATTCATGTTGCCAATGTTAAAGTCAATTCCAATTCTTAATGGTTCATTATCATCTACAAAGGGGTGATTATTTAAAACATGAATTTTACGATCAAACTTATCATAGACTTGCCCTGTGGTTAAGTTGCAGAAATTTCCGTTGAGGTAAGCCTGTATTAGTTGTGGTGGGTAGTTTTCGAGTAATGAATCAATAAATCCCTCTGGGAGGTAAGGATTATCTGCTGTTCTTGCTTTTATCAACCGAGTATCTTCTTTGGCGTTTTTTTCGAAGGTATCAAACGCCCAAGCATGACCCTCTGGTGTTGTAGTCGCATAGAACTGCTGTACATTACCTGACCGCAGTCTAGCAAGTGCCATATTCATTGCTTGTTCTGCATCTCTCTTGTTTACCGTATCTGCTTCATCAAAACCTACAGCACATAAGTTTTGGCCACGCAATCTTTGGTAGGTCAATATAGTTCTTAATAAAATTGTATGTATGCCTTCTTTAAATTGCAGTTGGTATTCTGGCAGTGGACTAGCTCTAAATGTATATGGTATCTGCCATTCATCTAATAAATCATTCATAGTTCTCATAAGTATGTCTCTTAACATAGGTGCCGTAGGTTCAAAGATTGCTGAAATATGACCAACATTCATAGATGCCAATAATATTGATTTACTTACAAGTGCATAAGTTTTACCAGCACCAAAACCACAAACAAGAGCTAACTTTCTATGTTCTGTATCTGCGCAAAACTTTTCTTGATGTGGAAGTAAATTTGATTTGATTCTATCTTGAACTTTTTTTGTAGAAGGTATATCAAAAAGACCATCACCAAATAACACATGGCCTTTTTTAACTGTTTCAAGGATACTCATGAACAGAGATCCGCTAATTTGGCCGCAGTATTAATTGCACCAAGAGCTATATTGAGTTGTCCAGAACGTCTTGCCTCCATCTGTAAAGTACTGCACTGAGCTAATAAATCAGCAATCATCTGTGGTCTTTCTATATCCCAATCTGCTCTAAGTTGTGTTCTTGCTTCTTTTAAATAATTATCAACTGTCCTCTTACTGACCCCCCAATTTTTTGCAGCGTATTGAATACAATCAGACCTTCTACCACCACTGGCAATTATTCTTGCGCATCTTGCAACACGCAATTCTGTTTCTGCTTGGGTTGTGCCTGAAGCTGCCATTATGCTGTTTTTTCAATAAGGTATCCAGAGAAATCGCCAAATTTAAACCAGTTTATGAAATCGCCAGCAAGTTGATCTTCTGTAATAGGTCTTTGTACACCTGACAAAGATAATTCTTTTTCAATTATCTCATCTGAATTTGTACCAGATGCTTTTTTGCCAGCTAGTGTAAGACGATAGAAAACAGTTGAAGCGTAGCCACCAATTGGTTCTAACTTGTCAAAGACAATAATTGCCCCTCCGGGTTTACATTTCTCTCTTAGTCTTAGCATAAGATTAAATCTTTTGGCTGGTGGAATAAACATTAAACATAAAAATAAAACAGATAAATCAAAATCTTGTGCAATAAAAGTTTCTGCTTTGCTGCAAACAATTTCGCCCGGTGCTTTATATAGCTTTATCATTTCCTGACTTGGTTCTATGCCAATTAAATGTGCATTTCTTTCTTTTAAAATTGGTGCTAATGCTCTGCCAATGTTACCAGTAGATGCACCGAAATCATAAACAAGACCATCTTGCGGAATATAATGTCTTGCTACATGAAGAATTGCATTTGTAGCTAAGTCATACCAAGGAAGTTGTTCTCTTACATGGCGATCAAAACCTCTTGCAAC